TAGAACAAAACTTTGAGTTGTTAGAAACTATCTATGACCTACAAGAGTTTCTCAATGTGTTGAATCTAGTAGATCGACCGACTCTGCGGTTCGAGCCTAAGAACATGATGATTGGTGGTGATGGTGGTCGTACTCTTATCAAGTACTTCTACGCAGATCCTGAGATGCTAACAGCACCAACTAAACCAATTGATATGCCAAGTCGTGAGGTGACCTTTGAGCTAGATCAGGGTACACTAACGAACCTCAAGCGAGCAGCATCAGTACTTGGCCATGGCCATCTTGCAATTGAGCCTGTTGGTGGTTCGATTCAATTGTCTGTTGTTGATCTTGAGAACAATACGGGTAATGTCTATTCTGTAGAAGTAGCTGGGGAGTATGAGAGCGACGACTTTAAATTTGTACTAAATATCTCTAACCTTAAAATGATCCCAGGGGATTATAAGGTTAGTATTTCAAAACAACTTATTTCAGAGTTTGTAAGCTCAGATGGTAATGTTACCTACTGGCTTGCATTGGAAAAATCATCAGAGTATGGAGAATAAAAATGGCTAAAGATGATGCAGTAAAACTAGCACACGACTCGCACGCAGGTATCTACGATATGTCTAATCGTGTAGCACGTTCAACCGTTGCCGTAATCGACACAATGGTGCAACGTGGGGCTATCAAAGGTGAAGAGCTGTCGACTCTTGGACAGCTTCGTGATCAGTGTGTACAAGTTATCCAAATGGCAGAAACATATCAACAGGATCGAGCAGCTGAATAATGTCTAAAGATTTTCTCTGGGTAGAAAAATATCGTCCTACTAAGATCTCTGAAACGATTCTTCCTTCTCGTTTGAAGGAGCAGTTTCAGCGGATGGTTGATGGCGGTGAACTACAGAACATGTTGTTTACTGGCACAGCTGGCACTGGTAAGACTACTGTAGCCAAAGCTCTGTGTAAAGAGCTTGGTGTTGATTACATTATGATTAACGGATCAGAAGAAGGAAATATTGACACACTCAGAGGAAAGATTAAACAGTTTGCATCTACAGTATCGCTGACTGGGGGCTATAAAGTAGTTATTCTCGATGAGGCTGACTACTTGAACCCCCAGTCTACTCAACCAGCTCTTCGTGGATTTATTGAAGAATTTGCTAACAATTGTCGGTTTATTCTAACTTGTAACTTCAAGAACCGTATTATCGAGCCTCTCCACTCCCGTTGTGGGGTGTATGAATTTAACCCAACAAAACAAGATTTAGTTGATCTTGCTGGTCAATTCTTCAAGCGTTTTGTATACATACTCGATCAAGAAGGTGTGCAGTATGAGCAGAAGGCAGTAGTCGATCTGGTCATGAAGCATGCCCCTGATTGGAGGAGAGTGCTTAATGAAGGGCAACGTTGGAGCATGGGTGGCTCTGGGATTAATAGCAGCAATACTGGCAATGCTAGTATTGGGTTTAACAATCTCTTCGCCTATGTGAAAGCAAAAGACTTTAAGAAGATGCGTCAATGGGTAGTTAATAATGTTGATCTGGACACAGCTGCAATCTTTAGAGGTCTGTACGATCATATGAACGACTATGTACAACCACATAGCGTTCCACAATTAGTATTGATCCTTGCTGACTATCAGTATAAGGATGCGTTTGTTGCCGACCATGAACTCAATGTAGTTGCATGTCTAACGGAGATCATGGCTAATGTGGAGTTAAAATAAATGTCAATAGCACTATACACCCAACCAAATTGTCCCTATTGCGATATTATGAAAGGCCTGCTTGATCAAACAGGCTTTAGCTATTATACTGTTAATATCCAAGAGAACATTGAAGCAAAGATGTTCTTAAAGGACAATGGTCATCGAACCGTTCCCCAGCTATATGTTGATGACATTCATATTAACAAACGGCCAACGCAAGAATACACTGCAAATGAGCTATATGTTATTATTGCAGAAGCTATGGGCGGTAAGGATGAGAGCGATTGGCCTTGGGTGGATAGTGGAATTGAGCAAGGTATATAATGTCCCCATTTGATTATTTGAATAGTATTAACTATAACAAAACTGATATTATGATAGACGATATGACTGAGAAGTCATATAATGGTTTTATGATCAATAGATCATTAAGCTACTTCCAAGATACCGTTCAGTTTGCTAACCTGATGAATCGGTATCATCACCTCGATAATAAACTCCAATATGACTTTCTTATAAATATCATCCGAAAGCGCCAACGCTTTTCGAAATGGATGAAACCTGAAATTGAAAGTGATATTGAAGTGGTTAAGCAATACTATGGCTACAGCAATGAAAAAGCACGCCAAGTGTTGTCCCTTCTGTCACCTGAACAAATAACTATAATAAAACAGAAGGTGAACAAAGGTGGAAGAAAATAACATTGTTCAATGGTCTCCTACAGATATGTTGGAAATCACACTAAACGAACCTGACGACTTTTTAAAGGTTCGTGAGACGCTGACTCGCATTGGTGTAGCATCGCGTAAAGATAAAAAGCTATTTCAATCTTGCCACATTTTGCATAAACAAGGCCGGTACTTTATTGTACATTTCAAAGAGCTGTTTATGCTAGATGGCAAAAAAGCAAATCTAGAAGAAAGCGATATACAAAGGCGTAATACAATTGCCACACTCATGAGC